TCATCTGTTTCATAAGCTATAGATTCCAGGCCCGTCTTGCGCTTCTGGGTTGCGGCTCATCAGCTCGACGGCATTGAACATGGACATCAGCGGGTCAATCTTTGCGGTTCCGCTGGCCTGTTTTGTGATCAGAATTGCGTTACCACGAGGCTCCACTTTTGCGTTGCCAACGCACCAGGCCATCATTGGCGATCCGTCGTGCACCAGCACGCCTTCTGCCAGCTTCCGTTCGGTCGTCTTGATCGTTCCACCCAAGCGCCAGCCCTGCGAGATGCCGACGATCTTGTCGCGGGGTATCTCAGCGTCCTCCAGCGCGTCCAGGATCGCGCCAAGCGCGGCCGGGTCTGCCCCGATCTGGAACAGAAGACCGTACTCCTCGACCTGCGAGACGTACTGGACCAACTGCCCAACGTCTTCGCCGATGTTCTTCACCAGCGTCAGATGACCCGCCGCAGCGAAGTCGTGCAACCGCGGGGCGATCTCTTTGCGCCGCTCCAGCACGCTTGGGTGCGCCCAGGCATGACACCATGTAAGCCACTCGCCCGTTTCGGTGTCCCGACCAACAGCGGACAGACCAAGCAAGTCGTCCAGGCCGCCCCCGTCGATGCCCATCGTCACCACCTCGGACCGCTCGATCAGCGATTCCAGCGTAATGCCGGTACGCGCCTGCTGCTGCCAGAAGTCCACGCCGGCCCAGCGGTCAGAGCGAAGCGCCAGACCGATCTCTACATTCAGGTGCTTGGCGAGGAACTGCTGCAGCGTCCCATCCGTTTTCGCCTGGTTCTTTCGCAGCTGGTCCTCCAGCCACTCCGCGCTCACAGAGCGCCCGATATTCGGATTCGTGACGTAGAAGTTAGCCGGATCCAGATACCCTTTTGACGCGATCAGCCTAGACGTGAACTCGTACAGAACAGGCAGCGTCTTTGGGTCGACGATCTTGCCGTCACGGACACCTCGCCAGTAGTCAAGTTTCTCCTTGAACACACCTGCCGGCGGATCGTCAGACTGGGTAGTCAGATAGATCACCCACCCCTCATCACGAGACACCTGGCCGCCCAACGCTTCCATGAACATTGCGCTGGCATTGGCGCGCTTGCCGAAGAGCCAGAGCTCGTCCACCAACACCTTTCCGGACTTCTTCCCGGATACGGTATCCGTGTCAGCGGCCACCACCTTCAGGCTATTCCGGGTCACCCGGTGGGTAATCGTCCGGATGTGGTCCTGAATGTGGAACATGGCCGCGAGCTCTTCGTCCTCACGGACCATGCTTGCGGCCGGCTTGAAGCTGTTGTCAGCCACTTCCTTCGTTGGCGCGAGGATCAGATGTTCTTCCTCCTCCCGCCAGCAGAGAATCAACGCGGTCAGCATGATGCCGGCCGCGATCGTCGACTTCGTGTTCTTCTTGCTAATCAGCAGTCCGTATTCCCGGATCAGCTGCTTGCCAGTCTCCGACTCGTAGCCACCAAAGATGGCCCGAACGAAATCGAACACCCACTCTTCGCTGCACTCACCAAACGTGGGCTTGCCAGGCAGATCAACAACACGCAGTTCCTTGAAGATCTGCAGCGCGCGTTCAGCTTCGTCAACGAAGATCGGCGGAGGAATGATCGACTTCCGCTCGACCAGCTTGAATTCCCAGTCAGTGCACGCAGTCGACCATTCCATACTCACACCTTCTTGCCGCCCGCCGCGACCAGCTTAGGCGGCGCCGCCGGCGCGAACCGGCTGGCCGCCTTCTTGGCATCAGCTGCCGCCTGCTCTTTCTTGCCGGTATCGCCCAGCTTCTTGTGGAAGTACGGCATTAGCTCCTTCGCTGCGAACACTCGCAGCTTGGGCTCCGTCTCGACGTCGTTCATGACCGCCTTCAGAAATGCCTTCGGGTCACCAAACCGAGTTGCCTGCTCCCAGTCGAAGGAGGCGATCGCAGTCTCATCGTCTAATGTTTCAGCTTCCAGGGTAGCCGGATCCTTACTCGGAAGCGTCTTCGCTGGTGGAGCTGGCTTCTTTGCGGCCGCCGCCCGCTTCTTTCGATCCAGGTGCGCGAGCACGTCGGGATCCTTCGCAAGACGGGAACCCGAAGCAGCCGCTGAGCTCGCGCTGTAGCCCGCTGCGATCGCAGCGTCCTTGTTGGACAGCCCTCTTCCCTTGGCCTCGGCAAATTTCTGTTTTTTGCCGGTGAGAGCCATGTTAATGCCCGCTCAAAGCGGTTCAAATGTTAAACATCGCGCATGACGTTTTCCGTTTGCGCTCAATGACTTGCGGCGTGCTCTTAACGCGGCTGCCGTGTTAAACCATTAACAAGTTCGTCGGACGGGATATTTTCTGCGCGTGAGGAAACTGGCGGTCTTGCCCCCGGCCGACCCCAGACTTTCGATACCCCCGCCCAGGCGACAAGGCCCACCGGAGCCCGCTGGCAGGCTCAACGCAGGCCGGCTGCTCGTTCCTCACGTGCCTTGCGTCCGCTGTGGCAGGGCCCGCATAGGCTCTGCCAGTTCGATCGACTCCAGAACAGTCTCTGATCACCACGATGCGGGATGATGTGGTCCACCAGGTCAGCAGCTGTCGTCCTCCCTTCCTCGTGGCAGTACACACACAGAGGATGCTCACGCAGCCACGCTGCCCGTGCTTTCTGCCACTTGTGGCCATAGCCACGCTCATTGCTACTCATCCCTCTACTTCGCCAGCCGCCACCATTCGTGATGGCCACGCGGTCCTCCTTCAGCGCGATGAGGCGAGGCTTCAGAGTGGTAAGGCGGCTCATGGCGCGAAGAAGAAACAGGTACGGCAGCCAGCGGCCGGCATACCCAAACCCGATGCAACTACCGGGAGGAGACAGGCGTGTTGGGCCACCAGACCTGCGGCCACATCCCCCACAATAGGAAGTAGGAGATAGGCAGGAACATGGCAAACCCCAAAGCAAAAAGCCCGCTGGCTTTCGCTGAGCGGGCTTTGGGTGCAATTCTGCGGCGTATCAGAATGAGGTCTATTTTCGACACATAATGTCGAAAGGTCAAGTGCAAAGTAAGGGTCGACGGACCTGATACGGGTATCCTGATGATTTTTCGGTCGCCACAACAATGACACCGCAGACCTGCATCTATTGTGACAGCCCGGGACCGTTCTCAGATGAGCATTTGTTCCCTGCAGGTTTGGGAGGGGACAATGCAAGGTTTCTGCTCAAGAACCTTGTATGTATAGAGTGCAATGAGGTGCGGTTCTCCAAGATGGAAGCGAGCTTCATGCGATCATCCCCCAACGCCTTCGCTCGCGTACTACTCCAGGAACACAGCAGACGTCGAGGAAGCAAGGTCTCCAAGCCGCGGATGGACACCAAGATGACGACCGTAGTTCTTGAGGATGGCACGGTTGCCGAGGCAGAGATTCATGCAAAGGGGCAACCAAACATGCTGATGCAGTTCTTGCTTCATCGGAACGGCGATGTCGGCTTTACTGGAGGCGCGAGCGGCAAGCCGAAAGCATTCTTAGAAAAAGCGCGCGCCATCTTCTCAACCGAGAAGATCGATTCTGTGCGGAAAATTGCTACAAACGGAAGCAACACGTATTCGATTGAATCATATCTTTGGGATGGGAACAGCTACATACCCTCTGGAAGGCATACGGGAGACAGCCCGCCAAGATCTTGTGTATGGGTCGAGCCCCTCAAAGACAATCGAGAAAGCGCCAACCACGCCAGCCCTCGGCTCTTTCAGAAGTCGACCGGTCAGCTGGTTCTCCGGGCAGCGCAGGAGGATGACGTCGGGTCCCTACTCAGCCAAGCCCGTCGAGCTGCATTTGCCGCCACCCTCCCCGATACGCTGAACTACCAGGATTCCCCGAACCCGGTCGTCCAAACTTCGCTCTCCATTAATCTTGATCACTATCGGCGCACCTACGCCAAGATAGCCATGAATTTTTTGATCTACATCTTCGAGGAAGACTACGCGAGGCACCACGCGTTCAGCCGCGTGAAGAGTGGCATCGTGCATGGAAGCCCCATGGTGGTGATCAGCCAACAAGAAAAGGACGCGTTCAGCCACGTACCGTCTGATAGACACATCGTTGCTATTTGCAGCGCGAAGGCGAAAGCCGGAAGATATGCCGTTATGGCGTTCATCCGCCTTTACGGCGGGTTGACGACAACCGTTCTGTTGTCGCGAAACGCACCAAAGCCGGTAACGACAACCCCTCTATTCATGCTGGTTGACTACAATAGTCATGAAATTGAAATTGTCGGACTGGAAGGGTTCTCCGAACGCTATAAACGAACCGACTTCTCCGAAGAGTTCAAAGCAGAAACCACCATGAATTTCATCCGCACCAATTGGCCGGATGCCCTTCCTAAGTAGAGATAGCGAGCATCGCATCCACCTCCCCCACAAGACCTCGATCGCGGAGCAACTCGTTGGCGCGTTGTAGGGCGATTGCCTGGACACCAACCGAGCCATTCACGCCCTTCGTGCCCCGAAAGTAGGCCATCAGCTTCTGGTGGTGCGTCGAGACAGTCTGTCTGTGGATCTCGCACTGCTGCGCCAGCCGCTCGATCGTCAGCTTCTTCCCGTGAATATCCCGGTGCGCACCGAAATGCCGCTCGACCAGCGTCCGTCTAAGTCTGTAGCTGGACAGGTGGCCGGCGAACAGGTAGGTGGTATGGTCAGTCAGATAGCTGATCGCGTCCGCCCACTCCACATTCGGGCGGTTGCCAGAGCAGCACGCCCTGGTGCAATCGCAGGGCAACTCGACAGGCGCGAACTGAGCAATGAGCAGCGACCGGTCGAGTTCACTGAATTCCTTCAGTTCCGCCTGGATCATCCCCGCCTGCCCTGCGCCGTCCACCCCCACCAGCCCCTTGCCGGTGCCAACATTGCCGCCGCGCATCGCCCGCGCCATCGGCGTCGGGCTGTACTGCTGCGTCGAGTACGAGAAAGCAAAGCGGAGAGCGCTGTCCGCGCTGGTGAATAGGATCTCGGTCTCGGTCATGATGGCCTGGTTATCTCGTGAAGTGGTTCTGTTGTCTTGCGCCCTGCTGCCAGCGCACCCATGGCAGGCGCACGCTAGCGTGAAACTTGGCCTCTGCCGCCGGCACGTGGTCCAACTGCGCCCGGGATTCGATGCCGCACCGCTCCAGGATGTAGGCCCTGGCCTCGCCAGCCGTCTCACACGACCTACCGGTCCTGTCTGCCACCATGCGGCGGAACTCCGGATTGCCACACCACATGCCGGCCAGCCGCGCCAACTCGCCGCCCTTCTGTCGTTCAGTCATGCTGCTGCTCCCATACCGAACAGTGCGCGGATGATCTCGTGCTGGTCTGGTGGAGGGACTGGCGCGGCCTCCCGCCGCTCGACTACCGCAACCGGCTTGCGTGCACGACACCGCTTCTGCTTTTGAGCATTGCGGCTAGAGGCGGGGTATGGAACGTCATCGCCTGGGAATGGAAGCCAGACCGGCAATGCCTTGCCCGGCCGCCCAGTCAGGTAGCGCTCCACATGGGCATAGCCCTTCTCATGTCGATAAAGCATGAGCCGCGCGATGTTCTCGCGATTTGCGCCAATGGCGTCCGCAATCTCAGCTGCGGACCGCCCTACCCCATCCGCGCAGAGCTTCTGGATAGCAATCCACTGCGGCGACTTGTCACCACGCTCATCCAGCACCCGCAAACCCAGCCTGATCGCGCGCATGTGAATACCAGTCCGTGTGCGCCCCAGTCGATCGGCAATCACCTGCCCGGACAGGCCATCTCGATAGCCCTGCTCGAGGAACTCGTCATCCTCTTTGGTCCATCTGGCAGTCATCGAACCATCCCCCACAGGATTGAGCCGGCAATGGCCAGCATCACTAGGCAAGCGAACACGTCGCAGATGTCGGCGGAGCTCATACCTTCCGCTCCTCGCTACGCCACACATTCACCGCAGATTCTGCGGCGATTAGAACCGTATTCGCCGCACGGGCAGCGAAGTGAATGTCCTCGTCGAATCCAAGGCTCCAACCCATCACCGCACCTCCTTGATCTGGATTCCCATGGCTGCCATCAGGTGACGCTTGATTCGGTATTCCTTGGTGATGACGCCCTTCACGTCCTCCACAGTCCTCTCCGCGGCGCCGCGTTCCACGTAGGTGAAGTCCGCCACGTACTTGAGCGGCGGGCGCTTCCGCCCATCGATGACCACCGCCGGTGCGAGGATGAATTCCACCTGGCGCTGCAGCTGCTGGATCTGGCCGGCCCGCTGGAGGATCCGCAGATGGCAGTAGCGCTCCAGTTCGCGCTTGCTGTCGAAAACCTCCCCCTGGAACATCACCCGCTCGTTGCCGTACTTGCTCGGTTTGTCCGCCTTACCGCTCGGACGTCCGATGCCAACTTGTCCGCCGTCGGCCGCCCCCGCTTGTTCTCCACCTTGCGCAGGTAGTCCGCGATCTCCTGCCCCGGCCTTCCTGCCAGCCACTGCACCTCGCACTCGTGCCGCCAGGCCTCGTCCGTTCGCATTTGCCCACTGCCCCCACATACTCACTTCCACCCTCCCGCCATAAGCCGCGCGTACAACCATCCCAGCGAGCCGCCCAGGAGGCTGCTCTGAAGCACTGACGCGCCGAGCAAACCCGATATGACGCCGCCCAGGACAATCAGCACGGCGGCATCAACAACGATCAGCCACCTCATGCCTGCCCCTCCGCCGGCGGATGGCCGTAGAAG